GTACTTCATCCGCATGGACGGTTGATATAGAGAAAAAGAAAAAAACAAAGAAAAATAATAGCTTCCTCATTAGTAAATTCCGATAGTCTTATGATAAATCATCAGTATTAGGCTTATTACAGAGTAACCCAATATAACGCCACTAGTGAAAAAATACCATAAGCAAAGAATAAAAAAAAACATCTGTTTGATAATACAGCGAAATCCGGAAACCTGAAAGATATATAGAAAGGAAAAAGCACACCCGAAAGTGTGCCTTTAACCCCCGTTGTTGGAGTAACCTTAGACGTGTGCGATAGCTCGGAACAAGCGTAAGGTAATAAATACCCCAGCGATTGTAACAAGCAAAGGCAGAGCTAAAGGTACGACAGCGGCGATTTGATCACCCATATCACTAGCAAAGGTGGTTAGACCTGAACTGAGTGCAGTTGAAACTGTGGCATCCATGATTAGTCCTTTCTTTGAGTTAATTGATACAACCGACGGTAAATAAGTTGTAACACAAATTATGGGGATTGTCTATCAATGACAGAAACGATCATATATCGGACCAAAGCAAGAATTGAACCAAAAGCAAAACCATAAAAAAGAGCAGTTAATAAAAAAATTAAGCTAGAATTAAAAAGTTGACTATACACCTACAAGCCTTCTAAAAAATACTATTGAGGAGTATACAACAAGTGAAGGAATAAGAGCAGAGAAAAAGAATTTTATGATCAAAGAAACGGAGTCATTGAGTAGAGAAATATCCATATATTACCGATCAAACATAGATTTTACTACAAAATAACCAACAAAAAAAAGTAGAATTGCATAAGTGTATAAACCAAGAGACTGATAATCGGAAATAATAGAAAATTGATCGTTATCAATTAAAATAGAACCTGAAGCAGTAGCAGAATTTGGTAAATCAGGGTAATCACAAGTAACGTCTTGATATTGCCAAACTTCAAGAGAAGTCGACGGAGTAGAATTCTCAAAATTTCGCGGGTTTGAATATTGGCAATTAATTGTGGACACATTATTGAGCTGTTATCTTAGTAATAACAAATTTTAAACCTGAAATTTTAAATGTTCTTTCTTGACCGGTACCGATAATATTATAATTTTGTTTGACCTCAACTTCAAACATACAATCTTTCATTAAGTAATTTTGAGGAACATCTTTAATAGAGTCATCTATAGAAATTTGAAGAACACCTTCACGAGCATCAGGAAATAAAATCATAGCAGTGTGAATTGATCGTTCCTCGCCAGTTTCACGATCTTTGAATGTTTTATGTGCAGAACTAATAAGTTTTGCGGAGAAATGTGCTTTCATTGTGTAACGTCCTTTTTTATATAATTTATACTGTTATAGGATTAAAATGATGCAGAACTGCAACGTTGGAGCGGTGTTACTATACCGCTAAGAACAAGCAAGTGAGCAAAGCTCACCTGCTTGTCCCGCATTTCATTTATTTGTATAACTTTATTTTGTGGGCATAAATGCCCACTTTTAGTGTTAGTTAGATGGAAATTGAGAGGGAATGGATAGGGGCGGTAATTCTTCATTTGATAGTATACCAATATTAGCTTTTGATAATGCTCGATTGTAACGGTATATTGTCGATCTGTTAAGTGCTATTTTAATTTTATCAAGATTTATTGATATATCATTATGTTTTACTTGCCAGTACATATATAATTTAATTGCTGTACTAGTAGGATAAATATTAAGCAAAGTAGTAAGAGCATCAGTAGCATTTGTGGTCATAGTTGTATTGTAACGCAAGTATTTTTTAAGTTTTTTTGATAATAATTCAATGTATGGAAGTTGTGGGAGCTTGTCAGCGGTCAAATTTGGGTAGTATTTAAGTAAATACTGTTTACGCATAGACACTTCAAATCTAAGCATATTTTGAGATAGTAGACGCATTAAATGAGCAATATCTGAGTTAATTTTGACAAGACGACTATAATCATGTTTATAGAATTCTGTACCTTTATCATAAAATTTGCATGAATAAGAAGTACCAACCGACATCACTGAAGTATCATAAAGATACTTTTTATGACGGGGATAATCTATTGTTTTTAAGACCCCCAAATAAGAATGTAATAATTGATTACTCGAAAGGACAAAGTTATAACAGATATCTAGACGAACTACTTGCCATTCTGAAAGTGGGGGGAATTCTGGAAAGATACGCATTAAATGGGCATGGAGTAATTGCAGTGCTAAGTTTATGTTGTCAGGGTAAAGCATGTATACATTGTGTCCTTGCCAGAATTTTGGTAAAGACAACTCTAGAGATAGCGTGTTTTTTTCAGGGGAATAGAAAAACGAGATATTGCTGTTATAACTTCCTATGTTTTCTGAATGATTATAAAACTCAATCAGCACATCACGTAAGACATTTTGCTTTTTGGAATGTAGAAGGTATTCTTTTACAGATTGAATACAAGAAGTTGACAGGGATGGAAGAAGGAATTTGATAGTATCAATCATAATGGTGGCTCAATATCTTTGTGTAATTTTGAATTAGCAATAATTTCCTCGATAGTATATTTTTCTGGGTCGCCAATTAAAGTTTTAAAATAATCATAAAATTGTTTATCACCAACAACAAACTGTGTCATATAGTGAGAAAAAAATTGTTTTATTTTAAAATGGAAAGCAAATCGACGTCTTTTAATATATGATTTAATTTGTTTCGATTTAGCATTGTCAGAGAAATAATTTTGATCAACACCTATAGCACGATACAATTTCAGAGATTTAGCAAAACGAAACATGGTATCACAATTATAAATTATAGTTGCGTTTTCTCTAAGTCGTGTAACAACATCTTGATGACGTTGGGAAGTGTAAAATAGGTGTACACCAAATTTTCGTGATTGTTTTAGTGCATTATAAATTTCTTTTGGGATTGCTTTATAGTCGTATGAATTAAATACATCTGATGCTTCATCAACAATGAGAAGAATAGGGTCAGAACCCCAAGATAATGAAGTTAAAAATTTAGGTATATCATCATTATAGATAAAAGTAGATAAAATTGGTTTCTTTTTATAAAAACCCCAAATGGGAGTATTAGAATAAACTTTATAACCACGCTGAAAAAACCAAAGAGCATCTTTAGTTAACCAGAGAGTCTTACCAGACCCATAAGTACCAACATAGCCTTTAATCATTAGTGAATAAATGGAATCATACGATAAATAAATACTGTAGATTTAAAAGTAAATAATGTAGTTTCAATGACAAAAATTAAACCAAAAATTAAAAACATAGTGTCAACAGGAAAAAATAAATCAGCTTTTGTAATTAAAAAATTTAAATCAGTACCGTAAGTGGTAATTGCATCGAGTAAAGAAAGAGAAGCATTAGGAAAAGCACGAAATAAGGATATAAGAAAATTTGATACACCCATAAACATTGTATTTATCATGTGTTAGACCCATAAATTCTACGACCAACCGAAAATAAATAAGCAATAAACATAGTGAATAATACAATAAGCATTGTTTTTCTGACAACTAGAAAAAGAGAAGTTACAAAAGCAGGTGTTGTAATGTTGTATTCAGTACCGAGAAAACTAAAATTAAAAACTGAAAAATCAGAAGCTGAAATATCAAGTGGTGAAGTAGATGTACGAGTAAAAACTGTAGAATGAATTGCAGATACATAAGCAAAGGGAGCTTTTTCATCTAGAACATCACGAAGTTTTGCAAGTTGTAAGTCAATAGCTTGAGTAGGTATTGTTACTTGATTTATCATCCAAATTTTAAAAGAGGAAATTTGTTGACAAAGAAAAAGTGAGAAAAAATTTGACCCAGGATCACAAGCATAGGAATCTTGCAT